TGTTGAGACAGCCTACTCCGTCGGTAACTCTTCTCTAGGTCTGTTTCTATATCCTAGGTCTGCCACATGATTATACAGGCTGGTACTTAGTCACCTGTTGAGTGGATTAGCCACTGCACTTCCGATATGAAACATTATGCAGACCTTTTAGAATTATTGCAAGCGCTCATTTAATACCCGACTAAAGCGTGGGGTTATATGGGTAACTGCCGCACTGGTATCAGTACAGTATGGCGCCCACCCCACCGCCGAGCCCTCGCACGCGCATCGCCTCAGAGCCCACGTATCTACTGGAAGACTAGAGATCGTCACCTACTTGGCACTCAGGTATCACCCAGTGCGCGCGCGTCTCCTAGGTGCCTCTAATGCCCTGTAAACCGCATCGCCTAATTGGCACGGATCTTGCATGGCACGGCGCCTTGATAGCGTGCACCAATGTGGTGCACTGCCAAACTGGCACGGATCTTGCTATGCACCAATGTGGTGCACTGCCTGACTGGGCTATGACAATGGGTGCATGGGCGCGGTAACTGGCACGGATCTTGCATGCCATGTTGCAGTGCACACCGCCCCAGTGAGCGCTCACTTACATAGCACCGCCCCAGTGAGCGCTCACTTACATAGCGTTTCACATAGTGAAATGCCATCTCACAATGTGAAATCGGGTCCCTAAATCAATTTGCGACACCCCAATTCAGGGTACCGGCACCTCGGCCCGGTGGCCCCATGCCAAACCCCAAGTTTGTGTAATCTCAAATTTTTTTTGCAAAAACTGTCATATATAGGGTTTACCCTAATACCTAAAATTTTTTTTTGAAAAATTACAAAAAGTAAATGAGAATGGTTATCAGTGAAAATGAATGATTTCAAGCACTTACAAATTCGGTGCAGGGGTTGCAGGGGTTGCACACCCTTTTTACTATTTTTTAAAATTTTTAAAAAAAAGCGAAGCGTGGGGTGAGTATAACTGGAATATACCCTCGTAACCCCTGCAACCCAGTGACGTAGGACGAAAATTTTGGTTTTGCGTATTAGTAAGGGTATGAACAAATATGTTTATCAAATCCAAGGCGCACTGGAAGGCGACGCCGGCGAGTTTAAAGGCTTGCGGGTTTTGGTATGTGACTTGTATAACTTTGAGTCGGTTGACATTAACTCCGGCGTATTAGACAAAGAGACAAGAAAATATTTACAGTTCAGACTAAAGCTCACAGACGACATAGTTAACATCCAACGTTTGCCTGTTGAGATACAAAACCGTATTCGCATTCCGTTAGGGAAATGGCTGGACCAATGGGTCCTAGAAAACTTTTATGGCAATAACAGCACAAACTCAAGTGTTAACCCATGACTACTGGAAACTTGCCCAGGATATAGTCCCAGGTGACATTTTGTTTGATAGGCTAGGCAGACCTGTACGGGTCAAGCTGGCACAACAATACCGCTCCGAGCACTGCTACGAGGTACAGCTTCATGACGGGCTGACTGTATGTGGCGATGACAAGCTCAAGCTCCCACTGGAAACCATCAAGTACCGCAGGCGTGTCTTAGAATACAAGGGCCGCTTTAAGTTTAGGCGCCCGCTATCTGTTAGGACGGTGGATGACCTTACACAAACTCCCCTCATAAACAAAAACAACAACCTAGAGTTCTCCATCCCTACCGCAGGCCCTCTGCAATTTCCTATGCAGTCCCTTCCTGTGCCCCCGTTTGTGTTTGGTTTCTGGTTTTTTAACCATAGAACCAATCAGATGATGGTCCCTCCCCCAGGCTGCTCAAAATTTGTGCACGAAAAGTTTGCCGATGCTGGGTATTGTGTAGAAGAAACCTGGAAGCATACCAGTGGAGAGACGTCGTTCATCACGCACCCGTCTGTTTACTCACACCTGGTGCCTAACGTACCCCAAAAAATTCCCAACAACTATTTATTTGGCTCCCCGGAGCAGCGTCTTGAGCTGCTCTCTGGCATATTGCACTCCAGATCTCGCCGGTACGACGCAAAAAGAGACCGTTTTCGGTTTACTAGCAAAAATGCGCTGCTTGCAAAACAGGTGCAGTACCTAGCCGAGTCACTGGGATGTAAGACAAGACTAGACGCACCCCATCCACGCAACGGAAACGTGCTATTTATCTGGACAAAACATAAACTAATGGAACAACAAACACCCAAGCCGGTAAAAATTCGCCAACACTGGCGATTAGTCACCAATATCCGCCCAATTTTAGACCAACTGTGCGTGCATATTGAAACAGATGGCGAAGACAACACCTTTTTGGTGGGAGAGGGCTTTATTTCTGTATGTTAACACCAAAACAAGAGATCATTCTCAAAAAATTTGCAGAAATTAATAAACACTGGCCCAAAGATCAGCTTGACGCCGCAATCTGGCAGGTAAAATGGGCGCTGCAGGCGCTCCCTCATCAAAAAGAACCGGACGACAACGAATATGACACTTTTCTTATGCTTGCCGGACGTGGATCTGGTAAAACTCATACGGCCTCTCATTGGATTGGTATTCGTGCTTGGAAGTATGACAACACACGCTGGCTTGTCACCGCCCCAACCTCTAACGACATACGAGCGACTTGTTTCGAGGGAGATTCCGGACTCCTTAATATTATCCCACGTTCTCTCATCCGAGACTACAACAAGTCCCTCTTTGAAATTACACTCACTAACGGTTCCATTATCCAGGGCATCCCCGCCTCAGAGCCAGAACGGTACCGTGGTAAACAGTATCATGGGGCCTGGTTTGACGAGCTGTGCGCTTTTGACTACCTTGACGAGGCGTATGACGGCGTCCAGTTTACATTGCGTCTTAAGGACCCTAGAATTGAGCGGGTCCAGCAAATCATCACCACAACCCCAAAGCCAAGGGAAACGATTGTAGACCTAGCCGAGGGTAAGATTGGTGGCGACGTCTACATGGTCAACGCGTCCTCGTATGACAACCGGGCCAACTTATCTGAGACGTTCTTTAAACAGCTTGAGACGTACGATGGCACCGACATGGGCCGCCAGGAGATCTACGGTGAGATCCTTGACCCAGAGTCAACCGGTATTGTCAAGCGTAGGCAATTTAAAATGTGGCCGGCGGATAAACCAACACCAACCCTGGAATATGTGCTTGCCTCGTATGATCCGGCGACATCTGAAAAAACAGTTAATGACCCGACGGCGTGTGAGGTGTGGGGAATATTTGAATTGCTTGACGGCGGCCTATGCGCAATTTTACTGGACGCGTGGGACGAGCACCTGTCTTACCCAGAGCTGCGCCGTAAGGTCATTAATGACTTTAAGGAGGTTGTTTACGGTGCGGACAATGACTTTGGTAAGGGCCGCAAAGCGGACCTGATTCTGATGGAAGATAAGTCAGCCGGTATTTCTTTAATCCAGGAGCTTAGGGGATCTGGCGTTCCGGTGCAAGGATATAATCCGGGACGTGCGGATAAAATACAACGACTGAACATTATCGCCCCACTAATTGCCAAGGGTAAGGTGTATATCCCAGAAGACCCCACTAAAAAAGGCGAGTTTGCAGACTGGGCTAAACGTTTCTTGCGCCAGGTGTGTTCTTTCCCCGAGGCTAAGGGTCACGATGACTACGTAGACGCCCTATCGCAAGGATTACGTATTTTGCGTGACATGGGCTGGCTGCAGCTTGACCCATTGCCTGTTAGGGACTATGACTACGCTGATGATGACTCTAGGAAACGTTTTGCTAACCCCTACGCCCAATAAGGGCGGAATGGCCGTAATTAGCGTATTAGTTAAAATAAGGACAACTTTGTGTCCTCCCCAATTCTCTATTGCTGAAATGTTTCAGCAAAACACATAAATAATCTATGGCAAATCCACAACTCCCGATTCAAACAGGCGGTAACTTGCCCGGTCTTGACGACCGAGAAGAAGACATTCAAGAGGCGACGCAACAAGAAGCCGACATGCAGGCCTATGAAGAAGAACTTGGACTAGACCCGCACGAAGTAGAAGAAGAAGTTATTGAGAACGATGACGGATCAATTACTGTAAATTATGTTGAAAAACAAAGCCCTCTTAAGAACCCAGAGTTTTACTCTAACCTAGCCGAAGAGTTTGACGAGAGCGACCTTGACGCACTGGCAAACGAATATTTAGATTTTATTGACGTTGACCGTGAAGCCCGCACACAGCGTGACAAACAATACGAAGAAGGTTTACGTCGCACTGGCTTAGGCAAAGACGCACCTGGCGGCGCAACATTTGACGGCGCCTCTAAAGTTGTGCACCCTGTTATGGCTGAGGCCTGCGTTGACTTTGCTGCGTCATCTGCCAAAGAGTTACTACCATCCGATGGAATGGTTAAGTCAAACATCAAGGGCGAGGACGATAAGGCTAAGCAAGAAGTTGCAGAGCGTAAGGTTAACTTCCTTAACTGGCAGCTTACAGATCAGATTGCCGAGTACCGCGACGAGATGGAGCAGTTACTTACCCAGCTACCTCTTGGCGGTTCACAGTTCCTTAAGTGGCGATTTGATGAAGATCAAAAGCGTCCTACGTGTGAGTGGGTGCCAATTGATAACATCCTCCTACCATATTCATCTACAAACTTCTACACATCACAGCGTGTAACTGAAGTTCAAGACATTACCGAAGATATTTATTTACAGCGCATTGACGCCGGTACCTACCGCGACATTGACAGTGACTACAGCTCTGACGCACCATTAACAGATCAGACACGCTCACAAAAAGCCAACGATAAAATTGAAGGCAAATCTGAGCCATCAAAAAACATCGACGGCCTGCGTCGTGTCTACGAGATCACCTGCTTCATGCGGCTTGAGGAAGACCCAGAGACAGACGGTCGCCGCGCACCATACATTTTAACCATTGACGAGTCATCTTCTAAGGTGCTCGCACTACGCCGCAACTGGGAAGCAAACGATGAGAAACTTGAGAAGCTCGACTGGTATGTCGAGTTTAAATTCATTCCTTGGCGTGGAGCGTACGCTATTGGACTACCTCATCTCATTGGTGG